TATTAGTCCTCGTCTTCGTAATATTCTTCATCTTCACCTTCGTCATCATAGCCTGCTTCCTCACGAAGTAGTGCTTTGATAGCTTCATCAAGATGATTATCAAGACCTTGCAAACCTTCTAGAGTGTCTGTACTAACATCATTATCAACTAAAAAGTCAACAAAATGATTAGCGGCAGTATCCATATTTTTTGCAGGGATATATTCTTTGAACAAGTCCCAGATTTCAATGATTAGTTGTTCTTCCATGATTACGCATTTTCCTCTACAATATCTTCAACCTCAGCTTTTGCCAGTGAAGTATTATAATTAGCCATAATGACGTTAAGACCGTCTTTTTCGTTACGTTCCCACGCTTTACGGAATTGTTTAATAATTTCGCCTTCAGGTGTTACATAAACAAGACTGTTACCTTCTTTCTTTAGAAGACCTTTACTTTCTGCAAGATCAACTAATCCACTAAACGGGCTCATACCTGTTTCATATGGAATCTCAACCTGAACAGATTCAAAGGGTTTAGCATACCTTGTTTTCATAATCTTACAAGCGGCACGAATACCGTTAACTGTGGTAGTCTTATTACCATCAGCATCTGTTTTAAGTTTTAACTTACGCATAGCAACAACAATACTAGATGCATAAATGAAACCTTGACCACCACTGATCTTGTCATCAGGGTCAAACATATCTTGGCTTGCGTATGTGTGATTGGTTGCTACCAATCCCACGTTATAACTACCAAACATATTAACACAGTTACGAACAAGTGCTGTCAGTGCTTTAGGCTTACGACCCATGTCACCTTTCAAATCACCTGCTTCAAATTGATTAATATCAGTTGGAGTCAGCAACATGCCCAATGAGTCAATAACAAACAATACTTTTGGTCTGTTACCATCTTCCATTGTTTTGTACTCTTTCATGAATTCGTGGATAGTTTTTGCCACGTCATCAATCATAGCCATGTTAAGTTTGAGCAGTTTGTCTTCACTAGTATCTACACCAAGTGCGTGTAGCCATGCTTCATCTAGTGCGTTTTCACTGTCAATTAGAACAACATAAATGCCTTGTTCTTGTGCGTGTCTTACAATGTTGCCTGAGCAAATATAAGATTTACCTGCACCACTTTCACCAGCAAATACAGTAACTTTACCAAGAGGAATACCTTTGTTAAAATCGCCACTGATCAGGTAGTTGAGTGCATAATTACCTGTTGAAATCCAGTCTGTAGGATCGTTAAAACCAACACCAAGCCCGTCAATAGACTTAGTGAGGGTTTTACGAAACTTCGAGACATCAAATGCCTTACCCATTCGTAAACCCTCCTAATTATTATTCTGATTTATTTTGACGTGCGCGAATTGCGGCTAAAATGTCTTGAGCACGTTCGCTACCGCTACCACTTGCTGGTGCTGAAGCTTTTGTGCTTGGTTCATCTTCCCACGGTGCAGTCTCTGCCTTTTCAGCTTTTGGTGCAACTTTAGGCGCCGCATCAACTGCGCCAACATCTGCTTCTGCATCGTTGCTACGACCACTACCAGTCATACCTGCTGGTTTGAAGTACTGACCCCAACGGTCCATGTCAAATGCTTCGCCATCAACAGATGCTTCAAACATCTCTTTGATAACTTTCAATTCAACATCTGTTGGCTTCTTAGGAAGGAAGTCACGTAGATTGAAAAGACCTCTTTCTTTTACTGCGCTTTGTTCGTCATCACTAAGAGCACGTTCACGACGTCCCCACTTACTTGTGGAGTAATCAGCATAACCACCTTTAGTTGTTTTAACGATTTTGAAGTCAAGACCACGAACGTAGTCTGTTGGCAATTCTTCAATTTCATTATCCATCAACGCACCTTTAATAATATTAAAGATTTGTGGACCAATAATAAAACGACGAATTGGATTTTCTGGAGTTCTATCTTCTTTGAACTTGCCAGCGTCAACAACAAAACCTTGGAATACGTAAGACTTTTTCTTCCAGTACTTACGACCCATATCTTCCAAACTCTTATCCTTGAACCAAGGACGTACTTCAGTTAGAATTGGGCAAGTTTCACCCCACATTTCCATACAAGGAACTTGTACAGTAACAGGACGTGAATCTGTTTGACCTTTGATGCCAGCAAATGGCAACTTGATCATGGCACGTTCTGCCCAAAAGAAAGTATTGTTTGGATCGTTGTCTGGAAGGAAACGGACAGTTACTTCTTGTCCTTCTGCAATATTCCAGTGTGGGAAAATGGCGTTGTCGCCACCTGTTTGACTACCGCCTGACTGACGGTTATTTTGTTCTTGAAGCTTTGCTCTAATTTCTGCTAAAGATGCCATAATGTTTCTCCTTATAATATGCCTTTAGTTTGCCTTTATTTGTCTGTGCCACTACACAAACAAAAAGCGCATACGTTTAATTGTATGCGCTTTTATTTATCTTGTCAACTGGAATTTAGGATTAGATTCCGGCTAACTTTTTCAAATCAATTACTTCGCCTGTTTGTTTATTTGATTGAGATTTTGTGCCTATTCAGCTAATTTCTTTAAGTCGATAAAATCAGTACTTTCATTGACCTTCATAGTTTTTACTGGAGACTTATTAATAGCTACTAATGCGCTATCTCTTTTCACTTGTCCACTTAACACTTTAATATCTTCAAACATTTGTGCTTCGTGACTTTGTGAGGCTAGTTTTTGAATTAAACGTTCTGCAAGTTGTCCTGCCTTGTCGCCAAATTCTTTTTCAACTTTAATTTTGACACCTGTTTCGCCTAATGGGAAATTGCCTGTGTTACGGTCATAAAAGCCCATAATAAATTCTGCAATTTCTTTCATTGGTGCTCCACCAGATTTTTTCTTTTCATCTGTTTGTAGTTCTTCACCTTCATCTACATCTGCACCAAAACCTGTAGTGTCTTGTTTAATACCACCACTCTTTGCCTTATTGCGTAGATTGGAAATAAATTGTGCATCGTCATCTTCTTCACTGCCTTTAATGCCACGTAGTTCTGCATCAATGTCCGCATTGCTCATTGCTGAACGTTTTGGTGCTTCATTTGATCCAGTAATGCGACTCCATGCGGTCATTGTTTTTTCATCACTTACACCTAACATTGGCAATGTATTGAAGAATTCTTGTTCAACTTCTTCTGGCTGTACTTCGCCACTTTTAATTGCGCGAGCAATGTTTTGTAGATATTCCATTGCGTGACGTTTTTCTTCTGGAGTTTGATCCATATTTTCTCTTGTAATAGGTGTGTGACGATTTGGGTCAAGTATATGATCTGGTTTTTCTTTGCCTGGATTTACCATATAATCTTGTGCGTCCTTTTCTGCTTTTTCTGCTTTTTCTTTGTCGTTGTAATATTTTCCACCAGCAGCCACACCAGCACCAGTTACACCAAGTCTTGTTACTGGATTAAAAGCAAAACTAGTAATAGCTTTATCTGCTAAGTCGCCTACTGCACTGCCTAATTTACCAACTGATTTTGTCCAATGTTCTTGTACTTCAGATTGCTGTGATTCATGCAAACTGTCAAAAACTAATTCATGTAGTAGATCACCATGCTCGTCTCTTAACATTTCTAACTCTTCATCAGACATGTCCGACCCATCTTCAAATTGTCCGTCACTGAAATATGCATCTGAAAAATCTGGATAATCCCTAGTATCAACACCGTCAACTTGCAGACTGTTTACATCAACTTCTTTTCCATTAATAGTGATGCCTTGTTGCATACCTTCTTGAACAGGTGTTTGTTGTACATCCAATGCGTTATAAATTTCTGGTTGGAATTTGCTTAAGAATTCCATTACAACATCGGCTGCGTTTGCATCTGGACCTTGTTGTTCTGCCAGTTGTGCCAACTGAATTTTAGTTGCATCTGGAACATCAATGCCTAATTCTTCTAGTGTGCCTGTTACATTGTCCCCATTGAGTCCAACAGGGAAATGCTCACTTAATAATTCGCCTAATTTTGAAAGATCTTCAGGATCTAATCTAGTTTCTACTAATGTATGTGCCCAATCATAAAATACACTCTCTGGTGTTAGGGTTGCTACATCTTCTAAACTTAATTCTGGTGTTTGGTCTTCTAATTGAGCAACTTCTTCTAAATCAATTTCATTTTCCTGCATGATACGATGTAACAATGGGAAAACTTCTGCAATGTCTTCTTTAAAACTTTTAACAGTAAATTTATCTTTATAATCTTCTAATGTGATGTCATCAATTAAAGGCATGTCACCGCTCATACCTGATTCACATTCTTGTTTAAATGCCTCATAATGATGTTGCATACTTATTTTATTGATCTTATCTTTCAACTCTTGAAGTTTAACTTGTGCTCGTTCAACTATGTTGCTAGTTCCACTATTCATTAGGTCTTCACGGTAGACATAGTTTTTAAAGTTTGATAACTTGGCCATGTCTTC